CCCGCGCGATCACCAGCGTATCTATAGATAGCGGGAGCCTCCTAGGTTAATGATACAGGTCGTTACATCGCATCTGATACACGCAATATTAGGTATTGCTATACGCTGTGTCATACGTTATCGCTTGGTGTTCTTATGTTGCTTAGTTAGTGTCGTATGCTTCTCAACTGTGGATTTCTTTGGCAGATCAATAGGCTTAACGCCTATCTCATCAAGCTTGCGTTGCACTGCTATTTCTTCACCGCGTCTTAGTATGTCAGTAACCCTACCAATACCAACGCACAGCAGCTTACCGATCTCACGGTAAGTCATTCCATTCTGTCTAAGGTTGTAAGCCTTTTCGCAGTCGTACTTCTTGAGCCATTCGGTCAGGTCTTGTTCTTCAGGATCAACGTATGCGTTAGCGGGATATGAGATCCAGCCAGCTTTGATTGCGGTCGATATAATGGCTGGAGCTTGATTGAGCAGAGTTATACGCGCTTGTATGTCTAACGTGTCCTCCTTCTTGATAGCATCAACATCCATCTTCTTATGCAGATAACGCTTGTGATGCATATCACTCTAGAGTCAAACGCTCTAGCTCTTCCTCTAGATCATAGATGCGTCGTCGTTGTTCGTTAATCTCACGCTCTAATCGTCGAGCGAAAGACATTGCTAATGTAGCGAGATGCGGTGGGAACTGTCCTTCAATACGCTTTTGCTCTAAGTCACAACGTGGAGTGTCTGTATCTGGATCTTCCCAGAAGCTTTCTGTGTTAGTCATGGGTGTTAATGGTATCAAAACGGAATGTCATCTTGAGGTCCAAGCGGATCGTTAGCCGTAACACGCTTAGCTTGAGGTTCTGGCTTACGTTCCATATCAGTGTAATTGCCGAGAATCGGTCCCTTCTTACCTTCTTGTCGTGCGGCTTTGCTAATAGACTGCACGATCATCCCATCATTACCGTATTGGTCTCGGCCAGACTTGTTAGGGATTAGTGCAATATCCAAATATGTTCCAGCTTTGCCTTTGAATAGGAATGCTTTGTCGATCTTCGTAACGTCAATCTTACCGGTTTGCATGGTGTTTGTGGGTGTTTCTTGCTGTCGATGGTGAGTTTACAGGATTTGTTTATGGCAGTCAACCTATCGTTGGGATTAAGTATCGGGGGAGATTTCACCAAAGCGGCAATACTGTCCCTCATACCATAGCTTTACGGCTCCGCATTCACCGTCACGCTGCTTGGCGATAGCAATGATGGCTTCACCGCACTTCTGGGAGCGGTCGCGGTTAAGGAGCATCACTAGGTCAGCGTCACGCTCTATCTGTCCAGAGTCGGCAAGATCGGTAAGCTTAGGTGACCGCCCCTTCTCCTTCTCATTCTCTCTATTGAGTTGCGCCAGTGAGACCACAGCAATCTTACACTCGGTTGCAATGCTCTTAAGTCGTCCACTGACCTCTGCGATCTCATAGGTCCGCTTCTCGGCAGACTTTGATCCGTGGATCTTTTGCAGGTAGTCGATGATTACCAGCTTCACTCCCCACTTGCGAACAGCTCGACGGATGGTTGCGGTGATTGCAGCTATGTTGCTTACAGATGAACCAGACACAAAATGAAGCGGACTGGACGCGATCCGAGAGCAAGCGTGACTCATGGACTTCATGCCGCCTTCAGTCATGTTGCCGGTACGGATATCCCCCATCGGGACTGAACCGATAGTTGAGACCATACGACGAACGATTGATTCGTCGGACATCTCCAGCGAAACGAACAGCGTTGGAACCTTCCCAATGACGGAAGCGGCTTGAGCAAAGGCAATTGCCATAGCGGTCTTACCGATGGACGGACGAGCGGCTAAGATGGAAAGTTCTCCAAGCTGGAACCCGTCAGTCATTTCATCCAGCCGATAGAAGCCAGAAGTGATGCCAGAGAGTTGACCCTTTCGTTCAAATCTCTCTTGGGTTGCGTCGATGAATCGCCCAACAACAGACTTTGCGGGTTGAAGCGTCTCCTTAGAGGCATCAATGGCAAGCCCCTGTTCGGCATTAGAGACGATTTGATCGACTGCGAGGGTGGAGACAGCGGACTCCCTCAATAGACGGTCCCCAGCGATCCGTAGCTGGCGACGATGAGCGGCTTCCAACACTCCTTTGGCAAACATCGGATAGCTTGCCGGTGATGGGGAGGCTTCCATCGCTTTGTTCCAGTCTTCAAACGGGACTGGATTTGAAGCGAAGGATTTCTTCCATTCCCGCATGACTTCGGGAAGCGCGATTGGCTTGGACTCAGCGACCAACGACTTCAATACGTCGAAGGTCATCGCTAGAGTCTCGGTCTGAAACGCTGAGGTCTGAATCTCAGCGAACGCATCGGAGCAGGTATCAACCCCACCGTTGAGACAACAACCGATGACGGCAAATTCGTCGTCTACAGCGTAAAACGGATCGTTCATTGGTAGTCCGCAATGTTGAGGCTGAGGTTGACGGATTTGGCCTGTGGTTGTTGTTGCTGCTTTCCAGTTGGGAATATTCCCTTCCAACCAGAAGCGATTGAGTTCTCAACAGCAGATGGGAACTCAGCAGGAGAAAACTCATTGGACCACTTTGTGAGTGATGCTGTGAGTCCGGTTTTCTTGTAACCCTCTTTGCGCTCCGATTTGTATTGAAGCCAGAGTTTGACGGCTTGAAGACAGTTCTCTGTCTGAAAGCTGTTTGGTAACTCAACACCGAAGCCAACATCCCACGGCGACGGTGGAGCCTCCCGCTCCTTTCCCTGTTCCTCTTCCCTGTTCCCTGTTCCAAGACTATTTTTCTCGAGCCCTCTCGAATCCTCGCGAGAGTCATCGAATGGGGGGAGCTTAGACGCTGAAGGTTTGTCGATTTTTTGGTGATTCAGCCATTTTGGGATGTCGAGGTAGCTCTCACCGTTGACTTTGTAGAGCCTAATACACCGCTCCTTCTCAAGCTCCTCAATCCACGCTGGAAGCTTCTTCAAAGCATCGTCGTCGTAAGGGTAGAGACGACTCGCGAGGAGTCGCGAGGATGCGCGAGCCCTCCCGTGATCGTCGCAGCAGGAGAAAAGGCCGATAAAAAGCAGTCTAGCTTCTCTTGAAACTCTTCCCAAGCTTTCGGATTCCCAAAACTCGGGCTTGATTGATCGGATTCTCATTAGTAGTTCCCATTATTAGCATTTTCGATCTCTGTTTCTCTTCTTAAATTCCTCAGCCAGCTGTCATTGATAACACCAGCTTCCGCAGCTTGTTGTAAAAGATTCATTGCCACAAACGGAGGATATCCAGACTCTTTGGCAGATTTTTCAACCCAAAAGAGAACACCTTCATCGTGATCAATCTCATGCTGGTTCATTTCGATCTGACGCTTGATCTCGTAACATGCTGACAGTTCCCATGAGTTGAAAAACGTTGGAAACGTCGATGAATCTTCGTGACCTTCAAAATGGCAATTTCGGCACATCGTTGCCATTGATCCATTAGGATATTCCCACGGCATCCTGCCGGTCACATAATAGAAATGATGAACGGTCAGTGTATTGGTTTCCGAAGCGCACTTTACGCACCGGAAACTGTCTCTCGACATGATTTCAAGTCGCTTTTTCTGCCACTTCGGATGTTGGAGCTTTTCTGAGTATGTCATGTTGAAGCCAAAATCCCCCTACGCACCGTGGTGAGAACTCCCGGATAATCAACGGGACATACACGGTACGAGGGGGATCGAAATGGTTGAACATGGATTATCTTTTGCGTCGATGTTGGCTTCTCACGGCTCGCATCGACAGATGAAGTCCTAACTCGGAATCGGTGTTTCGTCCAGCTTGAACTTATCGAAAAATTCGGCTTTGGGTCTGACGTATAGAATCCCGTCTTTACGGTATACGACCGCCAGTCTCTTGGTCTCAGCGATCCGCAGTTGCGCTTCGGAGATCCACTCGACGATGACTGACGGGTTGGCTTTAGATCTGTATTTCATTGTTTGAGGCGGTAATGCGTAACCGGATAGACCCCACGGAGACCAGAGATAACTCGGAACCGTTTGGTTTCAACAAGACCCTTCTTAACTGCTCGACAGAGTACAATTCCAGCAGCGTTGATTGTTATTCCCCACTCGTCCGCCCACTGTGCAGCGGTCTTGAACCCTTCTGGGACTGCTTCGGGTTGATTGGCTATGGCAAGCCGAAGCTGTCTTAAAAGCTCGGCAGAGTCCATTTCTGTTCGTTTTGAGGCCATTGGTGTAAGTAAAGTTGAGCTGATTTATCTGTGTATTCCCCAAAAACAATCCCGTGGGACCATGCTAGGGTTGATCGTCGTTTTCCCGAGTAATCCATCGCTGGAACATCTGCCAAAGTACCGACGCAAAAGCCAATCGGATTTCCAATTGTTCGGCCAGTCGCTTGACCTGCTCTGTGAGCATGAGCCACAACGCAGTTACCAAATGTTTCGGCTGAATCACGGATAAAGTTTTCACCATACAAGACACCGTGTCCCCATCTAAATCCACCCAACCGATAGAACGACCTATCAAGACAATCGTTGTATTTGATAAACGTATGACAGTGTTTCTCAATTGGTTTTAGCATTCGTTCCCATACAGCTTCAGCAAAACCTCTTACAACAGCGTTATGATGATTGAGATACTTCTTAGCTCGTTCGTCATGGTTGCCCATTGTAAAGACTGTTGGTCTCAATTCATTTAAGAACTTTGCTCCCTCTTGGATGTCGTCGAGATAGTCATCGGCTTGGTCCGAGTCTTGAGGGTCTCGGAGTGAACCAGACCGCAATGATGCAAGATCGTACGCGTCTCCGAGATGAATTACTTCGTGCGGCTTGAACTTCTCGCGAAACAAAAGCACCGCAGCGAGTGCATCTTGATTGGCTCTGTTTCCATGACTGCAACCAATCGCCATCACTCGGCGTTGGTGCTGTGTAATGTTCACAATGCTGAAGAATCATAGAATTAGAGCTTAATCAAGACACACTCGCGTTGATTATCGTTAGATTTGGTTACTTTCTGAACTTGTTGTTGCGTATAGCCCAGACCCAATAGTCAGAAACGCCGTACTTGGTTGATAGTTCCTTTGCAGTGAAGCTCTTGTGAGAGTTCCTGACCGCTTCAACGACCCATTGCGGGATCTTCTGACCTTTGGGTCGTCCGCGACCGCGCTTGGTCTTCTTGCTGAGTGGATTCCATTTCGGTTCCTCAACTGTAACCGTCTTGTGGACTCCTAACAGTCTTGCGATTGCGTCTTTAGTGATTCCGATTTTGCTAAGTATGCTCATTTTCTAATCTTGTTATGTCTGACTTTGTGTATCCAACCCAAGCTGACCGAGTAATCTTCTTTGATCTGTCTGTATGTTTTATTTTTGCTAATGTCTTCCAGTACTTCCAATACAACTGCTTGTGGTATGTGTCCCCGTAATGGTATGTATGTTGATTGTCTCATTTGGTTGCTTTGCCTCTCTTTCTAGTCCAGAAGCTAGTGAACTCTGTTTTCTTGGCTTTGGCTGCTCTCACAGCCTCTCCAACGTCTTTGCGGCTTAGGACTTGGATGCCGGTCCCTTCACGCATGATTTCTTGAACCGATCTCATGGTTTTAGGTCCCTGCATTGCTTTATCGCGTCGTCGATTGCCTTACGCATCATCGGCCACTCCTCGGGGTTGATGCTGATCTTGCCATGACCATCAGCGGATTGGCTTACCTCGACGTATTCGCCGCCACCCTCATCGACAATTTCGATGTCAGTGCATTCCATCGAAAGCATATGGTCGTCGGTGGGTGACAGCACCCATTTGATCGGTCGTAGTTTCATCTTCCCTCCAACCATTTCTTGAGGTCGTTCAGTTCGTCCTCCTTTGCCTCCAGTTCATTGATCCGCTCACGGGCTTTCAGCAGCGCCGTGCGATAGCGGTCTGACCTCGTTCCCAGCTCGAAGATGCGCTCTCCGTCCTCAAAGGCTTTGACCTTGAATGCTTGGATGTCGAATTCCAGCTCAAGGACACGACTGTTTGCACCCCGCAGTTGCCTCTCTAGCTGACGGGCGAAGCCAGCCTTCACGAAGTGCTGGAACGCCACGGTGACAACCGGCTGTCGGTCTGTGCGCGGGGTTTTGCTTCCGACCTTTTTGTTGGCGTTAACAAGATGGTTCATAGCTTCACCTCCTGCTCACGCCACAGCAGCAGATCCGCTCGCAATGCGTCGTTCTCCTCCTCCAGCCGACGAATCCGATCAGTCAGATTGAGTGCGTGGATATTCAGTTTCCTGAACATCTCATTGGCCGCGTTGAGTTCGCGTTCCAGATTCATACCTTCAGCAATAATGGCAGCGTCAACGATTCCGCGAGCGTGTCCTGCTGCGGAGTCCATCCTCGGGGTGTCGCTCACAGCTTTGCCTCCTTGGCTTTGAGTACTGCTCTGGATTCATCCATAGCCTCCTGTAAAGCGGCTAAGTTTCCTCTAATCGGAGTAAGACCTACAACCAGTGTCAACGTGTCCAACGCCTCCTCCAGCCGCTTGATGCGCTCATTGGCCGCGTTGAGTTCGCGTTCCAGCTTCTGACCTTCGCAGACCGCGTAGCAGATAGTATCCATGAATCCACGCTCGTCGCATTTTGCATCGACGGCGTCCATAATCGGTGTGTCGCTGATCATTTTCGTGGGGTCAGGAATATGATCGCTCATTTCGATTCCTTCTTCTCCAACCACTCGCGGATGATTCTATCCGCCAAGTGTTGGGTTTTGATTCCTTCGCTCTGGCAGTATTCTTTGAGTAGTTTGTGAGTGTCATCTGACACAATTACTGATTTTGCTGTTGGTCGTTTTGTTGGTGTTTTCATACATTAGTTGGTGTATTGTATTTCCGCTCTGTTCCGACACAAGTAATGATATTGTATATTGAATGTGTGGCTTTAGCTAAATTATTCATTGAATTTTCAATATGCCTTATTTGAATACTAAGCTCTCTTATTTCGTTGGCTAGTTTTACTGTCGTTCTACGATTTTTTTCTTCAATTGATAGTGGCTTGATTGGTTTTGGGTCTTTCAATCTTAAAGGTTTCACGTTTGATTGAATCTCTTTATCAAGCCAATCAAATATCTCGTTATAACTTACAGATCCAAAGTTCCTAATCTTGAATAAGCTGCCTTCAATATAAGATTTTAAGAGTTGATCTTTGGTCGTTATGTTTCCGTAATTTACAAGAGCGTTAAACGTTCTTACCGACAATTTGTGACCAAATATCACTTCCGATTGTGGGTGG